GTGCACGGCCGACCGGCGATCCAAGAGCCGACGGTCCCGAGCCCGGCGCGAGCGCGGCGACCGACGCGGACCGGCGGCGGCGCGCCCGGTTCCCAGCGGCCGCGCCGGTCGACCGGTTGCACGTCGAACAGATCGGGCGCAGCACGCAGCAACCGGAGCCGGCCGCGTGGTGGTGCTCCACGAGCGGCGGGACGTGGTCCGGGCTGGTCGCCCGGCGGCCGCAGCCATGCCAGCACGGGACGACCTGGTGGGCCAGCACGTCGAGCGCCGACCGGTAGGCAGGCTCGGCGTACGGGCGTGTCACCGGCGGGTCAGGCGATAGCGGCGGATGTACTCGGCCCACGGCCCGGGGTCGACGTGGCGGCGCACCGAGTCAGGCCACCACCGGCCGCGCCCCGACGGGGTCGGCACGGCCCGGGCGTTCAGGGTGTTGGCGATCTCGGTCAGCCCGTAGCCGGCGTCACGCAACCGGACGATCTCGGCGCGGGCCTGGATCGGCGGTGCCGCGCCTCGAGCCTGCACACGCGGTCGGGGCAACAGCCCATTGGGCAGCGACAGCTGCTCCCACCGGTCGTCAGCCACGGCCGCCAGGCTATGCGTCGAGGTCGAACAGGCTGGGCACCGTCGGTGCGCAGCCCTGGTGGATCTCCTGGCCGCAGGTCATCAGCTCATCGCACACCGGGCAGTGCACGTCCTCGCGGTGCTCGGTGTAACCGGCGGGCAGCCAGCCACCACCGCGCCGCCCGTAGAGCAGATCGGTGACAGTCGAGGGCACGCGTCCATCGTACGGGCGTTCGCTCACGGGTCGACGTCGGGTTGCGCGCTGGGGTGGCGTGCACGGGACGCGTCGGAGGCGTCGGTGCCGGGCAGCGTCACCAGCCGGAGATGACGTTGGGGGGGTCCGCCGTCGACGATCGCCTGGCAGGCGTCGCACCGCCACTTGCCAGGGCGGGTCGGCTCTCCGCATTGGTGGCACTGGCGGATGTCGTCGGTCACCCGACGTCCTCCGCGGGTGCCTGAGGTCGTCGTGCGACGCGCACCTGGGCCCGTCGGGTCGGCGCGGTGTACAGCGCGAACCGGCCGCGCCGGTAGGCGGCGAAGAACCGGGCAGCGGCCTCGGCGTCTTCGTCGACGAGCGGGACCAGGCCGACGTCGTCGTCCACAGGTGGCGGCGCGGGTGTCAAGGACGTAGGACGTAGCTGCGCGCCTCTAGGGCGCGCGCTAGCGCGCGCCTCTAGGGCGCGCGCTGCGCGCGCCTGGGGAACTTCGTTGGCGCGCGCCCTAGAGGCGCGCGCCAACAGCCAGCCGACGTCGACGTCGTAGACGTCCGGCGAGCGCCCGTCAGTCGGACGGGACAGCCGGACCGCGCCCAGTTCCGTGAGGAACACGAGCGCCCGGGTGGCGGTGGTGTGGTGGCAGCCGGCGTGGGCGGCGATCCGGCGCAGGGGCACGCGTGCCTCGGTGCCGTCCGAGTTCGCTCGATTGGCCAGTGCGAGAGCGACACGCCGGAGCGTCTCGCCGGTGACGCCCTTGCGGGTGTCCGTGCCTGTGATGTCCGGGAACTGGGCGTCGAGGACCTGGCCCATGAGCTGGCCGCTCACTGCCTAGGCTCGGAGTGCTCGGTGTGCGCTGGGCTTTCCTGATCCACTCGCCCGCCGCGGGCCTTGCCTGGTGACGCGGCGGGAGGGTGGGTCGGATGATCGGCTCGGACCGCTGAGGAATTCTCCGTGAGCAGGTCGACGAGCTGGCGGCCGATCCGCTCGAGCTCGTCGGCCTCGGACCAGCGCTTGCCGGCGATCGCCGAGCCGAGCGACCGGTTGACCGCGGCGAGCGCCGCATCGATCGCGCCGGCCTGCTCTGCGGTGAGGAATCTGAGGGCGAGTTGATCGCCGTCGGCCATCAGGCGACGTCCTGACCTGGGGCGGGTGAAGTGCATCGAGATCTCACCCACTCAAGAACTTCGGAGTGCAGGTACCAGCGCTGGCTACGCGGCGTGACCTGGTGGGCAGGCAAGCCGCGGTCCTTCACGTAGGCCACCAACGTGTCCTTGCCGACGGACAGCATCTCCATCACGTCTGGGTCGAACAGGATCGCATCTGTAGGGGAACTGGTAGGGAGTTTCATCGATGTAACTATAGGTTTCCTAGTGATCTGGTGGGTACTATCCCCGCGACTATGCCACAGCAGGGTGAGGCGGATCGCTCGATGCTGCGCAACTACCACCTGTACATGCGGCGCCGACGGTTTGCGCCGGGAACGGTGGCGGCGCGGATCTCGTGCGCGCGGCGGTACGTGACCGAAGTCGACTGGCGGGGGGCCGACTTCCACGAGATCGAAGAGTGGGTGTACTCGCACAAGATCACGCCGCGCAGCCAACGCAACGAGATCGGCTACCTCAAGGCGTTCTACCGGTGGGCGCTGCGCGAGGGCCTCGTCGACCGTGACCCGACCGGGCTGGTCGACGCACCGCGACTACCGATGCTCCTGCCCCGACCGGCGCCCGACGCGCACATCGAGCACGTCCTGGCGGGCGCCGACGTCGAGACGGCCGCCGTCGTCGTGCTGATGGCGTGCGGCGGGTTGCGGTGCACCGAGATCGCCGAGCTGCGCTGGTGCGACGTCGACCTGTCCGAAGAGTGGGTGCACGTCATGGGCAAGGGCCGGCGAGAGCGGCGGATCTTCCTCGCGCCGGAAGTACTCGCCTACCTGGCCGCGCTCGATGGGACCGAAGGGCCGGTGTTCCCGGCCGTGCTCGCCGACGGGCACCGCAGCGCAGCCAGGATCTCGCAGCTGGTGTGCCGGACGTTCCGTGCCGCCGGGTTCCCGACGACCGCCCACCAGCTCAGACACCGCGCGGCGACCGAGGCGTACAAGGCGACCGGCGGGAACCTGCTCGCGGTGCGGGACTTCCTCGGTCACGCGTCGGTGGCCACCACGCAGATCTACACGAAGCTGGTTCCGGGCGAGGCGGCCCGGGCGTCGCGAGCGGTGTCGTTACCGGGCTCGCGCGCAGCGTGATCGTCGAAGTGCCGGTTTCGGCACCTGATCTGCGGTGGTGCAGATGCACTTACATCTGTCCCGCCCCTGGTCCAACGCGGAATGGAGTGCAAGCAGCATGACCATCGTCATCGTCCTACTCGTCCTCGTCGTGGCGACGATGCTCGTCACGTTCGTCGCCTACAGCACCGTTCAAGCGATGCGCCGTCGTGACGCCCGGACCACGCCGACCAAGCACAAGGGCGTCACCAAGGCACGCGGCTACGGGATCGATCCATCCGACGTCCACCGGCGCCCCTGACCTGGGGTTCGTTGACTTCATCCGTAATCAACGCCGGCCAGGTCAACCGGGTGGACGGTGTCACACCCCTGGCGTAGAACCGTCGTCGGGTGGTGTCGGCGGGTCGCCGACTTCGATCGACATGCGGACGTGGCCGCGGCGGCGGGCGACGAGCAGGGCGAGCCCGGCGCCGATCAGGATGCCGACGCCGAGCGCTGCGGTGAGCCAGCCGCCGTCGTCGAACCCGGTCACGTGTGCGCGATGCCGAGCGCGTCCTCGATGGCCCACATGCGCCGCTGACAGTCCTGGGCGATCCGGTAGGCGTACACCGCGGTCCACGCCGAGTTGATCTCGTCGCCGTTCGGGTCGAGATTCCCGGCGAGCGGGTCGACGTGGTAGCTGTGCAGCTCGTCGAGCTGCGCGGCGATCGTGGCGAGTTGGGCGGCCTGTTCGTCGGTCATGTCGGGTTCCTCTGGCGGTGGTGTGGTGGTGGTGGCGCGGCGGGCGCATTCGCCGCGGATGTCGTCGAGCGACCAGGTGCCCGAGCTGGTGACCGCGGCGGGCCGCCAGGTGCCGGTGACGGCGGCGGCGGTGGCCGGGTCGATCTTGCGGTCCGGGGCCCAGCCGTCGGGGCCGCCGTGGGTGATGACGTCGTCGGGCCGGTTGCCGAACATGACGACCGACAGGGCGTTCGACGCGGCGAAGTAGGCGTCGACCTGGGCGAGCGGCCACGTCTCGCCAAGCCCGCTGTTGGCGACTTCGATCCCCCATATCCGGCTGTTGCCCTGGTCGACGGGGACGGTGCCACGCGAGAACGTGGCCGGGCCGCCCTTGCCCTGGGTGTTCGCTGCGCCGGCGGCGATCGGCCACACCACGCCGTCGCGGTCGAGGAGCATGTTGCCGATCGGGGCGTCGTCGGACCCGTGGATCATCCACGACAGATCCGACCCGGGCGACGTGCTCGAGGCGGTGTGGTGCCAGCAGACGGCGAGCGGCGGCGAGGCGAACCCACCCGAGCTGCGCGCCCGGCGTTCCCATCCGGCGTTGACGTCGGTGACGGCGACCGCGACCCCGGCGCCGGCCAGGACGTCGGCCAGTTCGACGTAGTAGATCCCGGTCATGTCGACCCCTGCCGACGGAGCCAGGCGAGCAGGGCGGCGACGATCGTGATCCGTACCGTCTGGGCGTGCAGGTCGAGGTCGTCCCACCGGTCGGTGTCGAGCCCGGCCTCGACGCGCAGGCGTTGCAGGCGGATCGCGACCTGTTCGGGGTCGGCCGGGGCGGTGTCGAACGCGTCGGCCGGTTCAAAGTCACCGAAGTCGGTCACCGGGCGGCCCGCCGGTACTGCCACCGGTTGAGGCGTTCGATGTTCAACGCGACCAGGCACCAGGCGGCGACCCACATCGCCGACCCGGCGACCAGGGCGGCGGCCAGGCGGCGCACCGTCACGGGAGCACTTCGCCGTAGACGGCGATGTAGTTGACGGCGACCGTGCCGACGAACGGGGCGCCCGCCGCGGTGGAGATGTGCATCGAGAACCCGGCCGCGGTGATGTTGTAGACGGCGACCTGTCCGGCCATGGCCGCGTCCGCCGTGTTGGCCACCACCGCGGGCGGGCCGGGGAACGGTGCCCCACCGAACGCAACGTTGACGTTGCCGCCACCGTCGGTCGTCGCCGGCGACGAGCGGGTACGCACCGCGAACCCGAGGAAGTGGGCACGAATGTCGTTGAGCGCCTGATTCGCGGCGTTGTGATCGCCAGCGTGCAGCGTCTGCTGATTGGTGGCGTCGGTCCGGTTGATCGGCAGTACCGGCGGGGGCCATGCCATGTCGCGCTCCTAGGTGGTGGGTGTGGTGGTGGTGGTCGACAGGACCGATTCGATCCGGTCGGGGGTGATCCGTTCGACGATCCCGACGACGATCGAATCGAGCGTGAACGTAGACGGATGATGGCGGGTGACGGCCAGGTGCTCGCCGGTGTCGACGTCGGCCAGGACCGCCAGCCAGGCCGGGTCGACCCAGGTGTCGGCGGCGACCGGTTCGACGTGGGTGACGATCCTCGAGTACCGGTCACGGACCCGGTTGACCAGCGCGGTGCCGTCGGCCGGGTTGGCGAACGCCAGGCCGGTCGCCGGGAACCCGAGCGAATTGTCACGGCCCCCGTAGATCGCGATCGACGTCGGGTCGGTCGCCTGGCAGATCGTCGCCGGTTCCAGCGCGTTCGTCGCGGTGACGATGTTCAACAACTGCGACTCGTCGGCGGTGAACACGATGACAGTTGCCAGCAGGGCGTCGGGCAGGGCCGGGTCGGGGCAGTCGACGACGGTCGCGGCGACCGGGCCGAGCGCGAGCGGCCAGGCCCGCAGACGTGGGCTACCGCGCCGGTCGGTGTCGAACGTCCACCCGGCCGACATCGCGGTCCGGTCGAGTTCGGCGCGGGCGACGACGTCACGCGCCGCCCGGTCGGCGTGCAGGGCGACGTCGGGCGGGTAGACCAGCGACGGTGTCCCGTACCGCCAGCCGCCGGCGGCGAGCAGGGCGGCGAAGCGGGCCGACGCCAGCTCGGCGGGCCGCTGCCAGGCGGGCAGGGTGCGGGTCAGATCCATCACATGCCCGAACGCCTGCACCGACACGGTGCGCGGTTCACCGGATGCGCGGGTGACGGTCGGGTCGGTGATCTGCTCGATCGAACCGGCGGCCCGCGGGTGCCACACCCAGCCGGGGTCGTAGAACGAGACACGGATCGGGCAACCGACGAACGGGCGGGTCCACGACTCCGGCGGAGTCACCGCCCAACCGGCCCAGTCCGGGTCATACCAGGTGACGTCCAGCTCGAGGACGTCGATCGTCGCATCACCGTCGGCCGACCCGCGGCTGATCTTGATGTCGGTGTAGCCGGCGGTGACGTCGAACCATCCGTCGCCGGCGGCCTGCCCGCCCCCGTAGACACCGGACCCGTAAGTGCCCTGCCCGTAGCGGCGCGACGCCGACCCACCGAAGTAGCAGTCGATGATCACCCACCAGCCGGTGTCACCGAACTTGCAACCGGAGTAGGGGAACGGGGGCTGGTCGGCGGGTGGGGCGGCCAGGTACCAGGCGACGAAGCGGACGTCGACCGGTGACCAGCCCCCGTCGGGCGGTGACCCGTACAGCCCGGACCCGTAGGTGCCGTCGCCGTAGAGGCGGCCGCGGTGGACGACGAACAGGAGGTCGCCGGCGGCGACGGTCTGCCCGTCGACGGTCCCGGGGCCGGTCATCGTCCAGGCCATGCCGGGCTGGTACATCGTGGCCGGTGGGATCGGTTGCGGCCAGGTCGCCGGGTTCGCCGGGTTGTATCCGGCCGGGTTGTACGGGGGCGGGGCCACCAGTCACCGGCCGTTGATCCGCGCCCAGCGCGCCGGCGCCGCGGCGGCAGACAGGGACGGGACGGCGCCCGGCCCGGCCCCGAAGTTGTTGACCGTCGTCGTCGACGTACCGCCGGCGGCGACCTGCACGGTCCCGAGCCCGGCGCCGAGCGCGCGGATCAGCTGGACGCGCAGCTCGGCGGACAACTGCACCGGGTTCCGTTTCGACCAGGCTTCGGCGTCGGCTTTGGCACCGGCGAGATCGCCCTGGTCGACCTTGGCGAGCGCGGTGGAGATCTCCAACGGTGTCGCGTTCGCTGTCGCCCCGAGGTTGATGATGTCCTGCTTCGTCGCGTTGACCGCCGACTGGTAGTCGCGCATCGCCTGTTCCGCTTCGCGCTGTTTCTCGGTGGCGTCCTTCGCGTTCGTTTTGATCGCCTGATTCGCTGCGGCCTGCGCGGCGTAGGCGTCGTCGCCGGCGGTGCGCACGTCGTCGAGCTGGTCGGCCAGGTCGAGCATCGCCTGGTCACCGGAAATCTGGTCGGACAGGGCTTTGTACGCGTTCGTCTCGTCGTCGGTCGCCTCGGCCAGGTCCGACATTTTCTTGGCGACCCGGTCGACCTTGCGGGCGTACTCGTCGGCCTGACCCTGGTAGCGGGCCGCTTCGGCGGTGTGTGCCCGTTGGGCGTCCGTCGCGGTGTCGACCGACCGGGCGAACACCTTGTTGTGTTCGGCGGCGGCGGTCTGCGCCTGGTCGTACTTGACCATCTCGGCGGCGGCGGTCTGCATGATCTCCAGCCGCTTCTCTTCGGACACGCCGGCGTCGCGCGCCTGGGTCCCGAGCTTGTTGATCGCGACCCCGCCGTTCATGATCGCGTCAGCCCACATTTCGGCGGTGATGTCCGACCGGGCCATGGCCGCGGTCATGTCTTCGACCTGGCCGGTGACAGGGTTGAACGCTTCGATCTTGCCGGCCTTTTCCCATTGGTCGACCAGCTCGGCGGTGTTCGCCGCCAGCGCTTTCATGTGGTCGTTGGCGGTCGGGTCGACCGGTTCGACCGGTTCGATCCCGTTCAGGCGGTCGAGTTCGATGCGGGCGGCGATGATCGACGCGGTGTAGTCCTTGATCGCCTGATCGTTGAACGCCTTGATCTTCGCGGCCCGCTCGGACGCGTCCGCGAAATGGCCCATCACGGCGTTCAGGGCCAGCATCGCGGCGGACACCGCGCCGAGCCCGAGCCCGGCGACGGCCAGTCCGCGCATCGACGTCTCGCCGGCGGCGATCCCCTCCGTCAGCTGTCCGAGCGCCTCACCGAGCGGGCCGATCCCGGTCGCGGTCGCCGCGAAGTCCCCGACGGCGTTGCCGGCCATCGAGTGCACCGCCCCTTGGGCGTTGCCGGCGGAGGCGGCCATCCCGTCGAGGCGTTCGTTGACGTGGCCGACGTCGACCGCGCCGGTCGACCCGAGATCCTTCATCTGCTGTTCGAGCGCGTCGAGCTGGCCGGACACTTCGGCGTAGCGGGCGAACTTGACGTCGACGTCGGGGTCGGAGGCGTCGATGCGGGCCAGGTCCCCGGCGAGGTCGCGCAGCTCGGCGGTCGCCGCCCCGGCGCGCAGTGCGAGGACGATCACCTTGTCGTCGTCGGCCAGCCCGTCCAGCTGACGTTTCAGTCCGTCGACGGTGTGGTCAGCTTTTTTGGCGTCTGCTGTTATGTCGACCTCAGGGTCGGACTTGTCCAGCTTGTCGACGTTCTTCTGAATCCCGCCGATCACCTTCGACGCGGAGTCCTTGGCGGTGACGTCGATCGACAGTTGTTCGTCAGCCACCGGTCACCGCCCGGTGCAGCTCGGTACGGGCCGCGTCGATCCCGGCGGCGAACCCGCGGTCACGGCCTTTCGCCCACGTCCCCCGACCGCGCGACCCGGGGTGACGGAACGGGCCGGCGTGCAGGTTCCCGCCGGGGCCGAGCGCGCGACCACGCGACGACGTCGCCTTGGTGCGGGCCTTGCCCTTGCCCTGACGTTTGCGGCGGGCCCGGGCGGCGATCTCGTGGGGGCGGGCCCCGGAGTCGAGCAGCGCCCACATCCCGGACTGGCGCGGTGACGGGCGGATGCGGACCCCGGCCGGGTTGCGCAGCGGGGACAGCTTCAGGGTGAGCCGGTAGCGGCCCTTGGAGACGCCGGACAGGGACCGGTCGCCGCCGGTGTCGGCGGTCATCTGCGTTTCGAGGGCGTCGACCACGGCCTGGCCGACGGCGTCGACGAGCACCTGGTCGAGCCCTTCGAGCCGGCGGGCCAGGCGGGCCAGCGTCTCCGATGCGGACGCGGGCACCGGGGTCAGGGGATGACGACGGGGGCGGGGATGTCCGGCTTGTCGGTGCACGGCCACGTCGCGGTGGCCACGGCGGCGGATCCGTCCCCGAACGTCCCGCCGTAGGCGCCGGCCGACACGTACGCCTGGCCGGTGGCGACCTGGTCGGGCATCCCGATGCTGTCGAGGGTCACCGAGTACCACATGAGGATCCCGTCGTTCTCGAACGCGAACCACGACATCGACGGGTCCGACCCCCAGTCCTGCAGCCAGGCGACGTCGAGCTGCCAGCCGGTGCGGCCGGGGGATTGGGATGCGCCGGCGCAACCGGTCGCCGGGACCGTGTTGTAGACGGGTTGCGGGGTGAGCATCGCGGACGTGATCTGGCACTCGAACGCGTCGCCGGTCGTCAGGCCCGCTTCGGTGTCAGCGAAGGTGACCTTCGGGTTGTTCAGGATCAGGACATTGCGGGCCATGGTGGTGCTCCGTTCAACAGGCGGGGTTCGGGATCGACGCCGGGTAGGTGATCTGGTAGGCGGGCAGCGGGGCGTCACGATCGGCCCCGTAGATCGTCGGGCGGGCCGGGCCGAAGCCGAGCACCGCGTAGACCTGCTCGAGCAGCTCCTCGAGGGCGGCGCCGGCGGCGGCGTCACCGGGCGGCGGGACGGCGATCGTCACCGGGATGGTCGCCGCCCACGCGCCGATCCCCTCGGTGGCGGTGGTGGTGACGAGACCGACCAGGACGAACGGCGGGGCCGCGGCCGGTTCGGTCGTCGCGATCCCGACCCCGTTGGCGACGAGCTTGTCGACCATCGTGCGGCGGTGCTCGGTGAACCCGTTCACCACAGCCACCCGGCCCGGCGCCGGCGGCGGGCCACCAGGCGGGCCGTCGCCGCGCCCGGTTCGCCACCGGATCCGTCGGTGCGGGCCTTGCCGATGCCGAGCATCCGGCGGATCTGGCCGAGCGATCCGCCGGTCAACGCCGCGGTCGGGAAGTCCTCGAACGTCTGGTAGCCGTCGACCGACTGGCGTTCGCGGTACAGGGCGGCGGCGTACAAGGTGCAGCCCATCACCACGTCGGCGGTGGCGGTCGCCGCGCTGTCGTCGACGTAGCCGGCCTCGCGCCGTTTCCGCCAGCACCACTCGTTCGCCGCGTCGACGTACAGGTCGACGAGCGGGTCGGCCTCGAACGCGACGGTCGGGCCGAGCAGCGCGGCGACCGTCGCGGACTCGGTCCCCCAACCCGTCGGAACGTCAGTCATCAGACCGGCGGGACCGTCGCCTTGGCCAGCGCGAACGGGTACTGCACCCCGAGCGCCCCGTAGCCGTACACGCCGACGTCCAGGCCGAGCTGGCCGACGTTGACGGCGCGCAGCGAGAACGGGGTCCCGGGCAGGTCGTACCAGGTCGCCGCGGCGCGCATGCCGAGCAGGTAGGTGCCGGCGGGCAGGGATGATTCGACGTAGATCGACAGGCCGCCGGCGTCGGTCGTCGGCAGGAAGTTGCCGAACGAGATCGACCCGTTCCAGAACGCCGGGCCGTCCGCTTCCTTGACCCCGATCATCGTCACCCACTGGTCCCACGACACGGCCAGGAAGAAACCGCCGGCGGGGACCTTGTTGACGTTGAGCGCGCCGAACAGGGCGCCGACCACGTCGATGAACGTGGCGCCGGCGGCGACCGTCGCCGGGGTCGCCGCGGCGAGCAGCGCGGTGACGGCGTACAGGTTGGACACTTCGGCGTAGTCGACGCCGGCGGCGCGGATGTAGTCCTCGACGAACGACGGCGAACCGAAGTCGAGCAGCTGCTGGGACAGGTCGTTGCCGGTCGCCCACGTCTGCACCGGGACCGACACCGGCCCGATCGCGACCGGCGCCGAGAAGATCTCGGCTTTCTCGGCGGTCTGCAGGGCGACTTGCGGGGTGAGCGTCCACTGGTTGAACGTCTTGTTCGGGAAGTCGCCGCGCTCGAGGTCGCCTTGGCGGAGTACTTCGATCGTCGGTGAGCCGTGGGTGACGATCTCGACCAGTTCGGCCTGGTAGCCGGGGCGCTGCATGGGGCCGACGTTGTTCGTCCCGACCAGGGTGACGTCGACCAGGGCGGCCGACACCGGTGAGGCGACCGACCCCGGTGACGTCATGATCCGGCGGACGTGGGCGGCGGTCCGCGGGTCGGCCGCGGCGGCGTTGAGCATCCGCGAGATGTCGCGCAGCCCGACCGCGGCGTAGGGGTGGGCGGGCACCGTCAGCCGGCCCGGGCGCCTGCCGGCGGTGATCGGCACGGGTCGGGCCCCGGCTTCGACCGTCTCCGGCGGGTCGTCGGTCGCGGTGTCGGGGTCGAGCTCGGGGTCGAGCTCCGGGGCGAGCTCGGGGTCGAGCTCGGGGTCGACGGGGTCGACGGTGGCGGTGACGGTGGGCATGTTCGGTTCCCCTTGCTGGGCGGTGACGGAGGCGACGCGGGCCGTGCGGTACGCGCCGAAGGTGAGTAGCGACAGTTCTTGCCAGTCGGCGGCGACGACGTGCATCACCCCGTCGGCGTCGAAGTGGTAGTCGGTCGGGTCGGCGCCGACACTGAACGCCGGCAGGGCGCCGTCGGCGGCGAGCACCAGGGCTTCGTCGCCGTCGGCGGTGCGCGACACGCGCATCGTCGCGTCCAGGGTGGGCCCGTGGTCGACGGCGTCGACGACGACCCCGATCGGGCGGGTCCGGTCATGGTCCCGGAGCGCGATCGGGCGGGCCGCCGGGTCCAACGAGCCGGGCTCGAAGATGACGGTGTCCCCGGACGCGACGATGCCGGGGACCCCGTAGGGGACGGCGACCCCGGTGATCGTGCGGGCCGTCGGGTCGGCGCCCGCCGCGGTCAACGCCGGCGCTCGGAACGTGGCGTGGATCACGACAGGTTCTCGATGTCGGGGGCGTTCGTCGGGTTGGCCAGCTGCATGTCGTTGGGGGACAGCTGGCCCGGCGCCCCGTCGGTCGTCGTGAACGGATTGCGTAGCCACGCGTTCTGATCGAGTCGGACGATCTGACCGGCCGGGGTGACGTTCGGGCCGGACAGGGTCTGTTCGATGCAGCCGATGTAGGCGCCGGCGGCGAAGTCGATGAGGTCCTGGCGGGCCTGCTGCCCGTTCTGGTAGGTCATCCCGGTTCCGGCCGGGGCGCCGACCAGGTAGGCGGGGACGTTGCCGAGCCGGGCCAGCTCGAGCGCCTGATAGGTGCGACCTTCGACCAGCTGCATCTTCGACGCGTCGACCGGGGTCTCGCGGTAGCGGACGTGCTTGTTCGTCGCCGCCGTCGTGTTCGTCAGCCGGGCGTAGTTGAACTCGGCGGCCAGCTCCGCCAGCTCCTCGGAGCTGAGGTCCTCCGACGAGTCCTGTTCCTCGAGGACGCCGGCGGGGATCTCGGTCCCGGCGAACCGGTCGGCGGCCTGGTCGAGCTGCAACGCGATGCTGATCGGCCGCCAGCCGACCGACAGCAACCCTTCGATCGGGGCCAGGAACTCAACGACGTCGACGGGGTCGACCGGGGTGCGGGCCCCGCTGTTCGGGTCGGTGTACGTGTAGGTCCCGTCGCTGTTCGATTGCAGGTCGCCGGGCGGGATGCGCCGGAACCCGGCCGGGTAGCCGGTCGCCAGGCGGCGGGTCACCAGCCAGTGCGCGACCTCGGAGAAGTACAGGTCGTCGACGGTCCACGCCAGCATCCATTGCCGGGTGCGGTCCGGGTCGGGCCGGTTCATCCACTGGTGCTGCGGAATCTGTTGCTGCACCGGCGGGGCCTTGGTCGCGTCGAACGTCCACAGCGTGAACGGCAGGGCCGACACCGCCGAACAGATCAGGTTGCGCGACCGCGACACCGTCGGCAGGGACATCGCCGCCGCGCGGTCGAACCACGGCGGGGCCTCACCGTCGAAGGTGAACGGGGCCAGCGCCGGGCCGGTCCCGAGCGGCCAGCCCGACGGGCCCGACGCCGCGGCGGGCCGGC